GCCATAGGCGCTTGATTTACAACAATCTTTAAGTTTTTACTTTCGCATTTTTCGCAGGGGGCTGGTTGGATATTAAAACCATGACTCTGTTCAAATTCGTGATTGCAGTCTTCGCATTTATAATCGTAGGTTGGCATTTTATTCGTATAAAGCGTTTAGTATTTTTGATATTATCTTATTTCTTATTATATCATCTTGGGTCAGTTCTGCAATACCAACACCATCAACTTGGTCTAGTCGATCTAAAAACTCTTCTAACCCCCCCTGATCCCTGTCCATCAGGTCTGTTTGGTCTATGTCACCGTTTATAACGGCTTTTGAATCCCAGCCTATTCTGGTAATAAACATTTTAAGCTGTTCAAAGGTGGCGTTTTGGGCCTCGTCTAATATCATAAAGCAATTATGAAAATTTCGCCCTCTCATATATTCTAACGGACATACTTCTATTTTACCGTCGTCTCTATAGGACTGTACTCGATTGCTATTCAGTCTATAGGTCATTTCCTCTATGACGGGTATAAGATATGGATGTATTTTTTCTTCAAAAGTTCCGGGCAAAAACCCAAGTCCTTTGCCAGATTCAATTACTGGCCTAGTTACTATGATTTTTTCTACTCTTTTATCAAGAAGATAATCGCAGGCAAGCCCAACGGCTACTGCCGTTTTTCCAGTACCTGCTGGCCCAGTACAAAAGGTAACATCATTTTCTGTCACAACCCTTATGTATTCTTCTTGGTTTTTAGTTTTTGGTTTTAGTGATTTTCTCCTAGCGGTGTGTCCAGACTGCGGTTTTTTTCTTCTGCTCATATATTATTTACCTGTAGAACCAAAACCACCAGAACCTCGTTCTGTTGAATCAAGCTCTTCTACTTCATGTAGTCTAAAAATTGGGGTTTCCTGAATTAGCAATTGCGCAATCCTATCTCCATTTTTGATCTTATAAAGCTCGCCAGTCGTGTTGTGTAAACAAACCTTAACCTCTCCACGGTAGCCAGAGTCAATAACCCCTGCGTGCCTGTGTATACCCTTTACGCCCATAGAAGACCTATCCCAGATTAAACCAACAAAACCTTTTGGAAGAGACATTGCAATTCCTGTTGAGACTAGTTTTGTTTCCTCTGGCCAAAGTTGAATATTTTCATCAGCGTATAAATCCCACCCAGCATCGCTAGGATGCCCTTTGGTTGGAACCTGCGATGAATCGGTTAGCTTCTTAACTTCAAAATATTTGTATCCAGTAATGCTTGCTTCTGCTGTATGTACTGTCATCCCAGCCCCCTTAGTTAAAGAACATCACATTTTCCACCAGCGCACGCCCACTCTTGTTCTGGTTGTACGTTATTTTCTTCTTCTATTACTTCAGTATAATCAACTGATGTATACTCCCTGCTTAAATCAACCCACTCTTTCCAGTTGTAAACATCTTTCATGCAATAGGTAAGTTTTTTCAAGTCTCCTTCAAAGTATTTGTTGGAAAACTTTATACACCTATCAGCCCATTCTCTTTTGCCGTTGCCCTTAATCTTTGCTCCAACACCAAGAAGAGAGTCGCAAGCGGCCCATAGATTATCTTCCCACAAATTAAGAGCCACCTCTATTAAGCCACTAACGAACAGCGAAGCGTCTCCATAGTGACGAACTTGTTCGGTGGGTAAATAAATGGCGGTAAATGGGGCTTGCGGATAGTCTTTATCTCCAGTAATCGGTAGCAGGGAGATGCCACAAAAGAATTTTCTGTTTTTGAAGATAAAATTTTCTACTTCATCCCACTCACTTGGTTTTACGTTGATTGTGTTAGACACGTTGTGAGTAAGCCACGGCTTAGTACACAGGGTTTTATTTGTCCCCGGAATAACCCAGCTTTGCTGCGTACTTTTAACGTGAGTCAAAAGATCAATAGCCCCAACTTGGTTCTTTGTTTTTGAACCAGCGGGAACTTCTACACAAAAAGCGACCACATCATCGCTGTCATTATTAGACCAAACAGACTCCTCACAAGCTCTTGGGTTTACTTCTTTGAAGTAGTTGTAGATCGGCTCAAGCTTATTAGCTTGCACCCGTCTAATATAACGCTTGGCATGATGAGGATGAATACCAGAACTAGTCCCAAGAACGCAACTGCTAGTCCCTTCAGGTTTGATACAAGTAGTCCTAGCAGCTTGATTGATTCCAATGATTTTAGCGATTCTTTTATTTTCATCTTTAACCACCTTGGCTCCATCTTTTTGTATCTTAGGGTCTAAACATATTTCATATTGTTCCATTATGCCAGTCATAGACACGCCAAGCAGGGCTTCTCTTTTAACTATATTCTCACTGACCTTTCCAAGATATGGAAAACTAGAAAAGCCAGCCTGTAATGTGCCAATAATCGAGGCTGCTTTGCAGGCATTTAGGAAGTCTTCTTCTGTTTTAATTTTTGCACAATTGATAGTGCTTAAATTACAAGCTTGCCAGCCACTTTCTCCTGTTTCTTCATCGACTGGCCACATTCCAATTTCTACACACGGATTGACAATAAGCTCCGTGGAGTCAGCCCAGACAAATCCGGGTTCACCAAACTCTTTAACCGATTGCATTAGTTTAGAAAACTGCTTCTTTGTTGTTTTTTCTCTCAGTAAAATAGCTGAGTTGTTGGATCTCCCACGTTGTGGGTTTTCTACAAACCAAGAACCGGTTTTGGCTTTCGCCATTTCTTCGTCGTTTGGGCTAAACAAACAAATAGTAGCACTACGCCTAACCCCTCCAGAAATAACAGCATCAGCGCTGTACATAACAATATCGTATGCTTCGATTGGTTCCAGTCTTCTTCCTTCACCGTGACAGAATTCTAGATTTTTAAGAGCTTTGTCTAAAATCTTTTTTATGTTGACTAGGGCGTTTTTAAGTGGTTCTGGGCCGGGGGCTTTTCCACCGCTGGAGTTTAGGAAAGACCCCGCAGGTCTGATTTCTGAGTAATCAAAGGTTACATTCTTGCCTTTATACTCAGGAAACAATTCATCCTGTTCAAAATAGCTAGAGACAAGAAGGCCAACGGCATCAGACCACCCCTCTATGCTGTCGGGAATGGTAAACTTCTTTGTTCCATCTTTTTGTTTAATTAGACGGGGAAGCTTTTTAATATGGTGTTTTTGGACAGAAAATCCAGTACCGCAGCCGCACAGTAATAGATACATACACTCTTGAAAGAATTTTAACCGATCAGCATAAGAAGTGATGCAGTTGTAAATTCGAGCGTTGTGTTTAAAAATTGGCTTGCCGCCAAACTGCAAGGCGCGCTGAGAGCCAAGCACCCGCTTTGTGCGCATCATTTCATATGCCCACTCTATATCTTCGTGAATTTCTGGGATGTCGAAATATTTATTCAACATCATTTCTTTTACACGGCTAGTCGCTTCATTCCAAGTTTCTCTTCTTTTCTTTTCTGGTATCCATCGGGCGTATTTTGCTACAAAGGTGTAGTCTTGAAGCTCCCTGACTGACATCGCTGTTCCTCTTGTCGTTCTAGTAAAAAAGTGAGCGACACTGTTTTACCAAGAAATTTGTTAGATTTGTTATTTTGAATAAGATTAAACTACGGTCTTGGTGCAACAATGGCATGTCGAAAAAGTGTCGCTCTAGCTCTTACTAAGCTTCTTTAAATTCCGACACTTTATTATACACTAGAACAAGAAAGGCTGCTTCTCGTTTTCTTTGTCCTCTATTAGTTCGTTCAAGTAAGACTTCTTCGGGGTGATACGCTCAATCTTCAAGCCATTATCAACCAAATGGTTGTAAACAATTTTGTCTTCTACAGAATGACTTTTAACATTACGCCCCTCTGGTATCTTCCATAGTCTAATATTATTTTGCCACAATAATTTCGCGCACCCGCCACATGGAACATGTGTTATGTACGCAGTTATGCTTCCGTTTGGTTTAATGGTCATGTTGCTGATGGCATTTTCTTCAGCATGAACCATGTATGGATATTTGCACGGTCTAGTGACAGGCAAAGAACCTTCAATAACACCAGAACAGAACCCATTGTATCCAACACTAATGATTCTGTTTTCGTAGACGAGTACGCAGCCCACCTTGGTTTCTGAGTCGTGGCTGCGGGTTGCTGCTAGAAATGCAAACTGAGAAAAATACTCATTCCACGTTGGCCGTTCCATAGTCTCGCTTCCTTGCTCGAATTCTGCGTTCGCGTTTTAAGCGTTTCTTATCTCTTTTGCTTTTTTTTCTTACTGTTTTGCCCATTTTTGTAGTCGGGATGAATCCAGACAATCTCGTTTCCACGGGCATAGGCTATCATTTTACGAGCCTTGTCAATTTCCGGCAACACCCATGCCCACCTGTCGCCAGAAATTTGTAGCTTTTCAGCCCGATTTTTTCGAGCCAGATCCTCATTGAATGTCATCCTAAAATCTCCAATCCATGAATTGCGTGTCTTATATCTTTTTCCAGTGCTATTTCTTTCTCAAATTTTCGCGTTTTCATATCGTAAACAACTATCCTCGCCGGAGATGATCCAATAACAAGCTTGTCGTCCATTCTGGCAAGACCTCTATTCCAGTTGTTTGCCGCCACATCATCCACTTGATATTTGACATCCTTGGATCGTGGTATGCTAACATTGTTGTACCACCCATAGCCAACAAAATCTTTATCAAAAAATCCAACAGCACTATAGCTAGTAAGGTTAGCTACAAACACATCCTCGTATTCATAAAAATTATGCACAAAACTATTTTGATTACCCCCCGGTCTATCATCAATCATCGAAATTGTTGGCACCGAACAAACCTGCGTCATGTCGTCAAAATTATACAACGGTGTTAATAGTCCAGAAACTCTTAAATTCCCATCGCTAACAAAAAGCGAGTTTATGTGATAGTTATCATTTTCGGTTTTAGTTTCTGGGGTGATCTCTTTTTTTCCAGTCAGAGCTTTGTGATTATCTATGTTTTCACCTAATATTTCCCAGAAGCCTTTTATATTAAAGTCAAGATCTAGCTTTACAACTGCGTCATGCGCTGTTGAGGTAGCCCACAAATGATCTTCATGGAAAGCTATTTCATGTATGCTTTTAAAGTAGTCGGGGTTCTGAAAAGTTCTTTTAATCTCATAGCTGTTCTTATCTAGTTCTATAAAACCGGCAGAATCCGAAACAATAATTCTATCATCAAGAACGACTATCCCCCTTAGCCCTCTTTCTCCACCCCTCTCGTTATCATTAACGAACTCTTTTTCATACGGTGCGTAGTGCAATATTTCTTCAGAGTCTATATCTATAACATATAGACCTCCGTGTATATCGCCCTGTTTAGCCGCCCGCACGACTGTACTGCAAATAATCTTCACGTTCAAATCTCGTTATAAATTCTTGATATGGTTTTGATATGTGTGTAAAGTCAAAAAAATCATAGCTGATGGTGCTTCCAGAAAGATACCTGTCGTTTAGTCCAAAATCAGAAACCCCAAAGTCAGACTCACCAGAAACCCGTTTTGCAGAATTGGTTATTGCAACACTATATTCTGGGCATGCCATGTTCGGCGGTATGAACCCAGAAAAAGCACCCATGTATAAATTATCCTGAAGGTTTTTTTCAAAGTTTTCAATTGCGTCTATGGGAGTTCTTTCTAGTATAAAATTTATCAGCTTTGTTGTATAGACATGGCCGTTGTGGGAAAATGGCATACTAAAATTGGTAAAGGGTTTTACTAAGGATGCATCCCATAACATAAAATGATCCAATATAAACTCCCCAGTCTCTGGTTTGTTAATAAAGTAATCATTTGCGCTGTATGCGTTTTGTATTATGGTATTGTTGCCAAGCCTGAGAGATAGGGCAGATATATCATTTGTTCTGAATAGCTTCATTATCTTTTTATATGAAGCAAGCCTATCGAACATGATATTTTCATCGTTGAAAACACACGTTAAGTCTCTATATGGGAGCAGATGCTCCATGATGTCGAGGCTTATGTTTTCGTGTTGTCTCGGAAACCATTTTATTGGAAAGTCGAGGCCGTATCTATCTTTATAGAAAAAGAACTCTCTTGTTTTTTCGTAACCCTCTTCAAAAACAGCATTGCTGAATTCGTATATAACTCTTATATCGAATAAGTTTCCACCATTTCTTTGCAGGCTTTCTATAAGCAAGTGAAGCTGGGGAGCTTTGTCTTTTGATAGAATTATTGCTGTTATCATCTGACTAAAATAGAATCTTGACTTACATAACTAGGCACTAAGTTTTCATTGTGCCACTTTATAGTTTTCTCAAGACCTTCGTCCATGTCTACTCTTGGAATCCAACCAAGCTCTTTTTTAATTAAGGAAATATCTAGAAATGTTCTTTCTTTTACGTCTAGATCTAATTCTTTCCAAACTATCTCTCCTTGGTATCCCATGATGTCGGCAACTTTTTCGTGTAGCTTACGAATCGATATGTCGTCGCCTTGGGATGCATTGTAGGTATTTGGGGTTTCCGCATATTCGATAGCGTGGTATATGGCTTTTACTGCGTCATCAATATAAATAAAATCTCTGGAGGATTTTTTAGTAACTTCGATTTCTATATCAATTTCGTGCTTTTGTGCGGCTGCTATGTTTGTTATCACGTTTTCAACCACGAAGTTTCTTCTTGGGTTGAACCTGCTTCTTGGCCCATAAACCTCTGGAAAAATTAAGTTGACTCCAACAAAGTCTTGAAACTGTGTGCTGAAAGCCATGTTTAATTCCATCATGACTTTTGCGGAGTTTCCATAATACCTTTTATTCCAGTAGGGCGCGCCCTCCCATAGGTCGCTTTCTTTATACGGAAGTATTTGATGTTCTGGATAACAAGAAGAATCCCAGATCGTTATGAATTTTTTGCAACCGCCCATTCTCGCTTCTTCAAGAATTTTTGTAGTCACAAAAATATTTTCGTACATCATCCCCGCTGGATATTCTAAGCAGTTTTCTTTACTGGGTAGCCTAGTGGCTAAGTGTACGACTACTTCTGGGTTAATGTCAAAAGCCCACGCGACCGTTGCGTCGTCGCCCAAGTCAACGCCGTTTCTAGTGCCAGCGAGCGCATGGACTTCGCTGAAGCCCTGTTCGGCTAGATATGAACCCAGTTCTTTTCCAATTCGACCCTGACCGCCAGTTATGAGTATGCTGGTTTTCTTATCCATTAAACTCATCTAAAAATTGAACCAAGTCTTCTGGGGACATATTGTTTGCGCGCTTTTTGATATTGTGATCTTCGTCCATAATTACCACTGTTGGATATTTTTCGATGTTAAATTCATCTACCAGATACCTATTCTGAGGTTTGTTGCAGGCTATATAGGCTGGCTTGCCACCGTGGTATTGTTTCATGGAGTTTAGAACATTTTGATCTACCCAAGAGGTTTGCCTCATGGTCTTGCAGTGGGGACACCACTCAGTAATAAAAACCACAACTTGATGATTTTGTTTGTTCATTTTAGCTTAAAAATTGAAGTGTTTGATTAACGTTCATAGTGCTGCCAGCTTTCACCGGAATACCCTCTTGGTCAACAATGTAGATCATTGGAACAGCACTAACTCTATAAGTCACAGCCATCTGTAAGTTTTTGGGGTCGTCTATATCTATAAAATTTACAGAATTAAAATCGTATAGCTTTTCCTTGACGGTTGGATCTTGCCAGACTTGAGCTTTCATCATTCTGCAAGGGCCGCACCACTTAGCGGAAAAAACTAGAAGATGTTTTTCTTTTTCCATTAATTATACCATCCAAAAGGGACAGCAGCCCACCTGCGGGTACTAAAATCTGGGTTAGATAACAAGGTGGACTGCTGTCAATTGGATTATAAAAATTCTATTCCGTAACTCGAAGGCTATCGCCAACGATCCATGCTCCAGCAAGCAAGGTAATCATTTGAACCGTTTCTGGGTTCAATGTACCTTCACCAAAAATGCCATCAGCACAAATGACAAGCACTCCAGCTATACCAACCCAAAATCGACGACTACCGATGAGTGTCTTAAGCTTCGCTACCATAACTTAACTCCTTTGAAAAATTAAAAGAAACTCTTTACCTTATCTACTATCCCACCAAGACCACCAAAGCCACCGCTTGATATCACAAAGTAAGCCACTAGTGCAATACCTATTAAGAATACCAACCACTTACGTTTGGTTGCTACTGCATAAGCCTTGGCTGTAAGCTGTTTGATCTTTTCTATCCTATAACTTCTTTTGTTTGATTTTTTGTCTTCCATTTTTTCTTTTCTGTACTCTTTCTCAGCCAATCGTTCCTGCGCTTTTTTTTCGCGGGACTTCTTTTCGTTTTCTATTTTTCTTTCTTCTAGCGTGTCTTGTAATCTATTTTTAGCCATTTTTCTTCCATCCCTCGGTTAAGAAACGCATGGCGTTTCCTCCTAGTATATTTTTAAGAACATCTTCTGGATATTTGTCTATATCTATCCCTGATTTTAAGCAGGATAAGTATTTAGTCAATCTAGGTAATTCTGAAATGTCTGTCATCTCATCTGGTGGATCAGTAAATCCATCATAATCTGTTCCGATTCCTATTATTTCATGACCACCTATATTTTTTACATGATCTATGGTCTGTTCAATATACTTTAAACCAAGTCCAGTATCAATAGGGCTTAACCAGTAATTCATAAAGATTATGCCGAGTAAACCATTGTGGTCTGCCAGCCATTTTATTTCCCAGTCTTCTAGATTAAGTGGGTCTGGATTAACTCCAAAAGCACCAACATGGCTAGCGAACACTCTAGATAAATCATTCCCTACAATGTCATAAACTTCTTGTCTCGCCTTTGGTGTGCAGTGGGTTATATCTATAAGCATACCCATATCTTTCATGTTTTGCACAACCTTTTTACCGATGGGCGTAAGACCCTTGTTCATGTCCCATCTTCCAAGTACCTTTTCCCACTTTAAATGCCTGCGTCCATATTCTGGATAGGGGAATACGGGGTGAACAATATGATTTTCATAAAAGTGAGCCAAGGTTATATAAGCTACGCCCCTGTTGTAGAAATGCTCAAGGTTGGTAAGGACTTCGTTTTCTAGCAGGGGTGTGAGCGCGGTGGCTTCCTCCACCTTTCTTTTGCAAAGCTCTCCATGCAGGCTGTGTGCGCCCTCTATTGAATGAACGACAGAGATATCTCCCCTTTCTATATTCGCTAACAATTCATTAACAGAAAGAGCCATTGACACAGAACGAGAGCCTTCGGAAAGGTCTTCGTTGTAGGTTTTAACTTGGTTTTCCATCTCGTCAAGCATGGCGTTGGTGGCATCAAAATAGGTAGGATCAACTACCTTTTTGCGAACACTAGGAAAGAACCATAAAAGAAACTTGATTAGCTTTATGTCGTCTATCCATCCTTGCTCAAGGATGTACGCCGTAGAAAGCATTACATCTACGCCTCCCTCTTCCAGTTTGGGAAAAGTGATTCTTTCACTGAACGGCCAGAACCCATATTTAGCGAGGGTTGACAAGAACCTTGTCTTTTTCCCGCCTAAGTTTCTATGAAACATCATACTCTTCAAAGATGGATGAGTATGTAAATCGACTATAGTCGCGTCTTTGTGTATTTCTTCCCAATTCATTTAAATAACTCCAGAAACCGGAACCACAGGAACTTCATAATCTTGATAATTTTCAGGAAAGGGCATGACGAACACCTCTAGGTTCGATGGGTTGTCGGTGCTTAGGCTAGAAAGCTGTATGGGGTCAGAGGTAATGATTTCAGACGAGAAGCTGTCTACATCGCCTTCCAGTATCAATTGGTCGTGTTCTAGTGGAGAAAAGGTTTGTATGGTAAACATTATTTCGGTTGGTTCTACTAGCAGTTTGCCTCCGTTGTCCCAAGCTGGAACAAAGAACTCCGCTGACGCTATCCATTCAGGATATTCCTCTTCAAGAAACAACTCTCCATTTTTGTAAACTCTCATAACTTGCTGGTTTCGGACACCGGCAAAATCGGGAGTATTTTCTACGGGAGTCCATTCGGCTTTTAGTTTTGGATATTTCATTGTTTTACCTTTTGTGAAATTCGTTTCTATCGCTTACGCGAATTATATCTCTGTTTTCTATTTCTACATCATATAGCGTGTGAGTTTTGGTTAGCCAGTTACAAACTACGGTTCTTACTATTCTATCCTCTTTATCATAAAAAATACAAATCCATTTATCATTTTTCTTTGAAAGCGACACACTGGCAACTTCGTTCGGTCTAGAGC